TGCTGCTGTAACCGCAGCAGTTCCGTTTCCTCCCGATTGAACTGCGGCTAGTCCTGACGTTACAATTTGAGATAACTGAGTGGGGTCAGTGACCCCCGCTTGCACCGCTGCTGCGGCAAGAATATCGGCAGATTCCTTTAAGGTAGTAGCCCCGTCAAGCAATAGAGCAACTCCAGTGGGGGTTGCGTCTTGTGAAGTCGCGTCAGGGTCTAAAGTTGTTGTAGCACTGGCCGCGTCTTGGCTTTGCGCCATGCCCGTAGCTAAGTTGTTGCTATAGCCCCCAGTGCCCCTAAGAAACGCATTATAGTCCTCAAGAGACGTAGTGTTTGTAGTGTTAGATAACGAGATTGGATTGTTAGTAAAATTCGTGTTGTTCTGCGCGTTATAAAGTCCTAGGTTGGCATCACTTTGCGTTGCTTGGTTTACTACGGTGCTGACTACCTCACCAGAAGGTTGAATCTGAGACTTAAGGTTATCAACAGCCGAGTAGAATTGTGTCCAGTCGGAAACATCTGCGCTCCCGCCGAAGCCCCCGAAACTATCTACAAATGGGCCGCCTATTTCGTCCGTGTCAAACCTTCTTACAGAGCGATCTTCAGGGACGGCTATCCCATCTACCATATCAAACCCGCTACTTGCTCTTGGTGTACGACCTGTAGGTGGGTCGCTGGTAACTAGGGAATTGCCCCTTCCGTTAAATCCTTGCACAGGACCGCCTCTATCAAACTTTACAGGAGTTGTTTGAGAGGTAATAAAGTCTATTAGGTCGAATTCTTGAGCCATATCAACTATCGATCAACACGCCCTGAAAGGCGGCGCTGACTTGGTTATTAGTATTAGACGTAAGTGCACGGCACTCTATGTCGGTTTTGGCAGGAATAGACATTGGGTAGTTAAATGGTGACACGTTACTGTTGCTCTGCATTACCTGTATAAACTTTGTTCTGAACGCGGTACTAGCAAATGCACGGGTTACAAACTTTACCGTGGCGTAGTTATTCCCTACTGAGATAGCAGCGGTAAACGTAATGTCATCCACATACAAAGTCTTACTAGCTGGGACGGTGTACGTTGCCATCTGTGTCTGGTTAGCAGTGCCAAAGCTTGCATATACTACCGGGGGTACACCAGCGGTAGCTCCCGTTGTACCTACGTAAACAGTACCAGCACTAGCTCCATTTGCCCCCGCTGTCACCACATAAGCTCTAAAAATTCTTAAATACTCTTTCGTCGTAATTATTTGGGTTTGACCGTTCAGGGCAATATCTTCTTCTATCTCAAGGTAATTGGCATCTAGCCCCTGTACCTTTATGGTTCGCACCCCAGTACCACCGGGGTTGACATCGTTAACATCACTACTGGATATATAAACTTCACCCGCTCCGGCGGGGTAAACTAAGTTTCCTCCTTGCGTCCACACAGTTTCCTCTGCGGTATCTACATCAGCATTAAAGCCGAATTTAAACAAGGACGTAGCCCCAGTAATCTGGCCTTCAGCAACTCGTAAATTGTAGGGGACGGCAGTAGCCACAGCGTTCCTTAATGCGTTATCTAGCTGATTAAAATACAGCCTAAGTATGTTGTTAAACCTGTCTAAATAGCCTTTCTGGTAGTCCAAAGGCGCTGTTGGCAAAGCTGGCGCTACTACATTACTGTCGGTGTCTTGCGCCGTAGTAGGCATTATCGTCTACCATCAGGACGCATATCTAGTCGAGGTGCGCCTAGCTGCCACGCTACTCCAACAGCCGTAGATTCCATCTTAAACGCTAACTGTCTGCCCCTTATTCTTACGTACACTTGCCCTGTAAACTGCTCAATAGGCACTGTGGCTGACCGTGTAACTGTTGACGAAGAGTTACCTCCCACGGACAGGGGGTTGTTGTACCCAGACCCTGAGTTAGTCATGGGGGATAACGTCATAATAGCTGCTGGGTTTGTCGCGCTAGACCCATCAAACGTAACGTCAGGCAGCATACGGTTAATTAGCACAAAAGAATGCCCATCGTCTAAGTCAAACTCAGAAGACGTTATAGAAGCTGCTATTGCCGTAGTGACGGCTGTTTGTAAGTCATCGTTGCCCTTCTCGTGGTCAACTAAATTGTTACTATAAGTAGCAGCTATTGGCCTTTCCCGCAGTCCTGAATCTAGCCATGCACTTCTAGCTAGGTTGCCGTAGTACCATATATCTTCAAGGTAGTTGTAGACTACGTACCTGTCATTAGCTGTAGCGTTATTTGAGCAGTAGAACCACCACACTTCGTTAAAGCCTTCATTAGTTCCTGCAACTACTTGGCTGAATTGGGCAGCGTTAATGTCATTGAAAACGTAGCGTTTTACGTTGCATGGCAGTGTCATTACAGAGCCATCGTATTTGTAAAACTTGTCCCGCCCCATCCAGTAAGCTGTACTGCCTGCATACGCAGTAGCATTAAGTCCTGCAATGGAGACGTTATCGCCCATTAACTGGGCATTCCACACAATATCTCCACCCAAATACTGCATAGAGTAAAGAGCGGCATCCGTCCATACCAAGACTTCTTGACGCGCTTGTACTACGGCAACAATCTCCGTGCCGTGCGAAACACGAATACTGCCTGCTGTCCCTGTTGCAGTGACCGTCCAGTTAAATACGTCTTCTTGGTTAGACCAACGAATTAGCATAGGGTCTTGAACAGTGCTGCCCAAAGGGTTAGCGCCAAAGGCAAACACAAACCGATAAATGTCTGAGACACTAACAATGTTAACAATAGTAGGGCAGTCGGATTGGAGTGGGTAATTTGTTGTGTCTACTATTTTACCCCGCGTAGTAGTTCCCGCCGCTGCTGTCCAGTAACAGATAGGGCCACCACGATAGGCAAACACTAGGTCTTCCCCGTAATTGGATTGACTCCACAACCTAATAGCAGAAGAAGAAACTTGAGAAAACCCCCAAGTGCCAAGCCCCCAACCGCCAGCACCCCAACCGCTAAAGGGGACAGCTATAGCCGCTCCAGTGTTTAGTTGGTATGTAGCCGTTACTGTACCTCCACCGATAGCGGTGGCATTAGCGTTAGAAGCGGCAGTTATGGTGTATTGATCTGCGGTAATAACGGCAACTGAATATTCATTGTTTAAGTCAAGGCTGCCTACAACAGTAGCCCCACTAAACGTAACGAAATCGCCGGTAACACAGCCGTGGCCTATATCATCTACGGTCACTAAGGCCAGACCGTTAGTTGTAGTGAAGGGGTTAGTCAGTGTTGCTGTGGCTCTAATAGGAGTTACATCGTAGTAGAAACCACCCCGCTCTATGTAGTACTTGAGGTTAGTTCCTACACTGATTAAATTTTGACTGCCTAATGTGATCCAGTTCCAGAGGGAACGGCAGACTCCTAGAAACGTGTTGGCAGAGATGCGTTCCCAGCCGCCAATCTTCTCTGGCATACCCTGACGGAACCGCACTTTATCGGACTCATACCACCCACCTTCAGTAGTGTAACGGGTGTTTTCACGGTTAACTCCCGGTTTTAATTGCAGTTTTTTAAGCGGCATTTTTAACCTTACTCTGGGTATTCGCCTGTGGCGATCATAGATGCGAGTTCAACGGAACGGCCCTTTACGGTGCGGCTCCAGTCAGAGTTTAAGAATTCATCTGAGGCAGTTGTGTAGTCTGCCTTTTCCATCGCATCTAGTGCCAGTACGAATTTGCGTAGCTTCGTAGCACCGAGGTTAAAACTAATGTCGATCATAGCATCTTTTCGCACGTCATCCAGATCGTTGAACCAATCGTATTCTGTACTTAACTCCTTAATTACACGTTCTATATCCTTCTCGAGCAGGAAGTCTACCTCTTCATCTGAGAGGCCCAGTCCGCCGTTAACATCCACATTCCTACCAATACCTATTGTCCAGTGTCCGGCAGAGCACTTATAGATAAGGTGACGGCCATTAGTAACGACTTCGCCTTCATGCCGTTTAAGCATTTCGATCAAGTTCTGCATTTACTTCTCCCTGCTAACGCCCTTAGTCTTCTCAAAGGTACGC